CGCGCCACGATTGCCGCTGTCGCCGACACCAAGCTGCGCGGGGGCGCGTTCGCCGGGGCCTTCCGATGACGATCAGCTATCCCGTCACCGCGCCGACGGCGGTTGCGCCGCGGTCCGTCCGCATGACCCAGCGGTCCGTGGTCGGCGTGTCCGCGAGTCCGTTTACTGGGCAGCAGCAGGTCTACGCGCACCAAGGGCAGTGGTGGGAGATGGACGTTCAGCTGCCGCCGATGCAGCGCGCGGACGCCGAGGCGTGGATCTCGTGCCTGGTGAGCCTGAACGGCCGCGAAGGCACTTTCCTGTTCGGCCCGCCGGGTGCGGGATCGACGCGCGGCACCGCCACCGCGGTGACGGTGTCCGGCGCAAGCCAGACCGGGCGCACGCTGACCGTCAGCACCAACGGCAACCTGAAGGCCGGCGACTACTTCCAGCTCGGCAGCGGCTCGACTGCGCGCCTGCACAAGATCCTCGCCGACGTCTCGAGCGGAACGCAGACGCTCGACATCTGGCCGGCGCTGCGCTCGTCGCCGTCGAACGGTGCCGCGGTCGTCATCGCCAGCCCGCTGGGCCGGTGGCGCCTGGCCGCGAACCAGACTGACTGGGACATCAACGAGGCGCTGTTCTACGGCCTGTCGTTTGCCTGCGTGGAGGCGCTGTAATGGCTCGCTCGCTGACAGCCGCGATGATCGCCGAGCTGCAGGCGGCGACCGTGCGTCCGGTGTTGCTGTTTCGCGGCGAGTTCTCGACCGGCACGCTGCGCGCCTGGACCGGCATCGGCGACCTGACTTGGGACAGCCAGACATGGACCGGACTCGGCTCGCTGGCGAGTGTCTCGGTTATCGAAGAGTCGCAAGAGGTCGCCGCAAAAAGCGTCTCGGTGTCGCTGGACGGCATCTCGGCGACGAATGTCTCGCTCGCGCTGTCCGCGGCGCGCCAGGGGAAGCCCTGCGACATCTGGATCGCGTTCCTTAGTGCCGCGGGCGCGATCATCGCGGATCCGTATCTGGCGTTCCGTGGCCGGCTGGACGTGCCGGCGATCGAGGACGGCGGGGAGACGGCGACGATCACCATCAGCTACGAGTCGCGCCTGATCGACCTGGAACGCCCGCGCGGCCGGAGGTACACGCACGAGGATCTGCAGCTCGACTACGCCGGCGACCTTGGACTCGAGTACGTCGCGCTGCTGGCCGATCAGCCGATCACCTGGGGGACGCAGGGATGACGCGCCTCGAGGGATGGGAAGACCGCCTGTTCGCGGCGATTGAGGCGGCGCGCCATGCGCCTTACCGGCTGGGCGAACACGACTGCCTGCGCGTCGCGTGCCAGTCGGTCGAGGCGCTGACCGGCGTCGACCTCTGGCCGCGGTTCGCCGGCTACACGACGAAGCGCCAGGCGCTCGCCAAGATCCTCGAGTACGGCAAGACGCTGCCGGATGCAGTGTCGTTCGTGCTCGGCGTCGAGCCGGCATCGCCAAAGCTCGCGCGCCGCGGTGACGTCTGTCACTACGTCGATGCCGAGGACCACCTCGGGGTGTGCATCGGCGAGCACGTCGCGGTGCTCGGGCCGGACGGCATCGCGCTGGTGCCGATCACGTCGGACGCAGTGCGCTGCTGTTGGAGGATCGGCTGATGCCGTCGTCGGTGATTATTGCCGCCGCGCAATTCGGGCTCGGCGCCGCGCTCGGCCTGCAGCAGCTGACGATGGTGGCCTTCATCAAGTTCATGGCCTTCAACGTCGGCGCGCAGCTGCTGCTGCGTGGTGTCGGCAAGGCGCTTGCGGACTCATCCGGGTCCGGCATCTCGAACGCGCAGAACCTCACCACGAACCTGCGCTCGCCGATCTCGCCGCGCCGGGTGATCTACGGGCAGCGCCGCGTCGGCGGCACGCTCGTCTACGCGCAGTCGCGCGACGCGGCCGGCACCGACAAACAGCTTAACCTGATCATCGCGTTGGCCGGCCACGAGGTGCAGGAGATCGGCGACATCTGGCTCGACGACAAGGTCGTGCCGCTGGATGGCAGCGGCAACGCGACGTCGGCGCCGTACAAGATCACGCCGCCGGACATCCCGGTTCACGGCGAAAGCGGGACCGTTGGGACGATCCCGTATGCAGTTACCTTGGCGCACAGCCTGGGTCAGATCCAGAGCGTAAGCGTCTACGATTCATCGACCGACAGCTACACAGTCCCTGCCTACACGGTGTCGGGCTCGGTTGTCACCTTTACCTCAGCAGCCGACCAAGGGCGCGTGTGGCAGGTGACCTACGAAGAGGCTGTGGCGACCGAGTCCTACGCGCGGATCAAGAAGTACCTCGGCACCGGAAGCCAGACGGCCGACGCTGACCTCATCTCGGTCTCGGATGGCAAGTGGACGTCCGCGCATCGGCTGCGCGGCATCGCCTACGTCTACGCTGCGCTCAAGAGCAACCGCGAGGTGTTCCCGAACGGCATCCCGAACATCACCGCGGTAGTGAAGGGCAAGAAGGTCTACGACCCGCGCACCGCCACCACCGCGTGGTCGCAGAATCCGGCGCTGATCCTGGCCGACTATCTCTGCGACGCGAAGTACGGCTTGGGCTGCGTCTACGCTGACGAGATCGACGAGACCGCGCTGATCGCGGCGGCGAACGTCTGCGACGAGTCGGTGGCGCTGGCTGCCGGCGGCACCGAGTCGCGCTATCGCTGCGACCTCGCGTTCGACTCGACAGCGCGGCCGTCCGAGGTCATCCAGCAGATCCTGACCAGCATGGCCGGCACCTGCGTCTACGTCGGCGGGAAGTGGCGGATCCAAGCGGGCGCCTACGTCGCGCCGACGGTCACGCTGACCGAGTCCGACCTGCGGGGGCCGGTGCGGATCCAGTCGCGGGTCTCGCGGCGCGACCAGTTCAACGCGGTCCGCGGCACGTTCGTGAGCGTCGCCGACAACTGGCAGCCGACCGACTTCCCGGCGATCGTCAGCTCGACCTTCAAGGCCGAAGACAACGGCGAGACGGTCTATAAGGACATCGAGCTGACGGCCACGCTGAGTGCGACGGCGGCGCAACGGCTCGCAAAAATCGACCTGCTGCGGGCGCGCCAGCAGATCACGGTGAACCTCGCCTGCAAGCTGACCGCATACCAGGTGCAGCCGGGCGACACGGTCGCGCTGACGCTGGCTCGCTACGGCTGGACGGCCAAGGTGTTTGAGGTGCAGTCGTCCAACTTCGCGCTCGACCAAGACGGCACGCTCGGCATCGACCTGACGCTGCGCGAGACTGCGTCCTCGGTCTGGTCGTGGTCGACGAGCGAAGAGCAGGCGTTCGACCCGGCGCCGGACACGGATCTGCCGGACGCGTTCAGCACTCAGCCGCCGACCGGCGTGACGCTGGCCGCCGCGTCGCTCGCGCTGCAGGGCGTAACAACCTCCGACCTGGTCGTGTCGTGGACGGCCAGCACGACGCCATTCGCGAGCCGGTACGAGGTCCAGTGGCGCCTAATCCAGGGCACCGACTGGACGTCGGTCTCGGTGGATGCCGGCGTGCTCGATGCGCGGCTGCCTGGCGCCATGAGCGGCGGCACCTACATCGCCAGGGTCCGTGCGCTGTCCGCTGTCAGCGTGCCGTCGTCGTGGGCTTACTCGAGCTCGTTCACGGCGGGCGCTGTCGGAACGCCGTCCTACGGATCGGCCGCCAACCTGCTGCGCAATGCAGCGATGCGCGATCGGGTTTTTCCGTGGGCGCGTTACCCCGGCGCCCCGGATCTGTTGTCCGGCTGGACGCTCGCGCACTCGCCGCCGAGTGGCGTCGCTGCGCCGAACCCGTACGGCGCCATCGTCACCTATGGCGGCGGCACGAACACCTGGACGGGCTGGACGTCCACGCAGCCAAACCTGAACTACAGCGAACGGATCGCGGTTCTGCCGAACACCCGCTACGAGGTGCAGCTGCGCGCCAAGACGATCGAAGGACGAGGGCGCCTGAAGGTCAAGGCGTTCAATGCTTCCGGCGGGCAGGTGGCTGACGAAGTGCCGTCCGGCGGCGTCTCGATCTCGACGAACAACGACTACTTCGTCTCGAACGCAATCGAGGACTACGACCTGCTGTGGGGCTTCTTCACGACGCCAGCGACGGCCGAATACGTCCGCGTCTACCTCGAGACCGAGCGGCCGGCAAGCGGTTCGGACACCTACTACTTCGTCGGGCTGCCGCTGCTCGGCGAGGCGGGCGCGTACCAGACGCTGCCGTCGCCGTGGGCCGAGGGCGAGTCGGCCGTGAATGCGGACATGATCGCTGACCAGTCGGCCACGATCGTCGAGCAGACAACCGACGCGACCGGCGTGACGAGCAGCACGGCGAGCCCGAGCTACGTCACGCTGATCTCGGACACGATCACGAACAACGACACCGCGTCGCGTGACGTCATTGTGTCGGCCACGATTACCTATTCGGCCACGCGCGCGAGCGGCACGCTGACGCTCGAGTTCTACCTGCACAACGGGTCGACCTACTACCTGCTCGGCACCGTGAGCGAGGCAACCGAGACGAGCGCCATCAAGGGCACCGTCACCATCAGCCGTGTTTTCTCGCTCGCCGCCAGCGCGACGCTGTCGTACTCGGCCCGCGCGCGTCAGGCCAACAACAGCGGCAGCAGCACGTTCAGTGACCTTGTGTTGCGCGCCGAGCTGGTGAAGAAGTGAGCCGGACCGTCCTGTTCTACAGCCTCGCCGACGGCACGTTCGACGGCCGCGGGCGCACCGGCACGGACGAGACGATCGAGGCCAAGACGCCCGAAGGCTGCGGCGCGATCGACTCCGAGATGGTGGCCGACTGGCGCTCGCAGCGCGTCGACCTTGCCACGGGCGACGTCGTCGACTGGCAGCCGCCGGCGCCGCCGGACACCTATCTCGCGACCTGGTCGTGGGATCCGGCTGCGCGCCGATGGATGCCGCAGCCGACGGCCGAGGCCCGCTGGCGTGAGGTGCGCGCCGAGCGCGATCGCAAGCTGGCCGCGTCCGACTGGATCGCACTGCGCGGCCTTGAGCGAGGCGAGCCGGTGCCGAAGGCGTGGCGCGACTACCGGCAGGCCCTGCGCGACATCACGCGCCAATCGGAGCCGACAAAAATTCTCTGGCCGGAGCCGCCGGTCGTGTAACTGCGCCGTCGATTCGGCGATTCTCAGGAGCAATAGATGGCTGCCTACAACAAGTTCCAGGACTTCAGCGAGCAGCTCGCACGCGGCGTCCACGACTTTGACGCGCACACCTTCAAAGTCATGTTGACCAATTCCGCGCCGCTGGCAACGAATACCGTCAAGACGGACATCACCGAGATCACCGCGGGCAACGGCTACACCGCTGGCGGCGGCACGACGACGATCTCGATCTCCGAGGCGTCTGGTACGACAACGGTCTCCGGCACATCGGTGCTCACGACCGCGACGGGCGCGGTGGGCCCGTTCCGCTACGCGGTGCTCTACAACGACACCGCCACCTCGAAGAACCTGATCGCCTGGTGGGACTACGGGTCGAGCATTAGCTTGGCAAACGGCGAGACCTTCGAGGTCAAGTTCAGCAACGCGTCGCCTGGCGCAATCTTCACCCTGGCGTAACCGATGGCCCACGTCCTGAAGCCAAGGGTCGCCGAGACCTCGACGACGACCGGCACGGGAGCCTTTACGCTCTCTGCCGCGCTCGACGGCCACCAGCGATTCTCTGCGGTCATGTCCACATCGGACACGACCGATTACATGATCGTCGCCGACGATGGGACGTGGGAAGAGGGCATCGGGACGTATTCCAGCGCCAACACGCTGACGCGCACCACGGTCACGAATTCGTCGAACGCGGGCAGCGTGGTGAACTTCGCTGCCGGTAGCAAGACGGTGTTAATGACGCCGGTCGCAGCGCGCGTTGGCGCGATCCCACGCGGTGGCTCGACTGGGCATGCGCTCGTCAAAGCATCTGCGGCCGATCACGACGCTGTGTGGGCCGCTGTTGTTGGGGTTGCGTCCGACGTCCAGACGTTCAGCTCATCCGGCACTTGGACAAAGCCAGCCGGGGCAACATGGGTCTATGTCGAAGTCACGGGCGGCGGCGGCGGCGGGGGAAGTGGGCGTCGCGGGACTGCGGCTGGCCAAAGCGGAGCGGGCGGTGGCGGCGGTGGCGGTGGCGGCGGGGCATCTGTGCTACTCAAGGCAGCCGACCTCTCATCCACGGTGTCAGTCACGGTGGGTGCCGGAGGTACGGGCGGCGCAGCGCAAACCGTTGATGCAACGAGTGGAAATGCGGGCGGCGCTGGCGGCACCTCATCGTTCGGCTCGTACTGCGAGGCTGCTGGCGGGTTTGGTGGCGAAGGTGGAACTAACTCCAATGGTAATTCCGTGTCTGGCGGGAATCTGTTGGCCGTCGGAGGTACTAGGGGCCTGCTAACAGGCACTCCTCCCGACACGGTGTTTCGCAACACCCCTGTGCAGTTCGCCGGAGGCGGAGGGGGTGCTGGTGGAGGTGCCGACGGCAGTGCTGGAGGCAATGCTGCCGCATCGGTATTTGGAGCTCGCGCTACCGGAGGCTCTGCTGAGGGCGGTGCTGGACAGAGCGGATCCAACGGCGGCGGCGGCGGTGGCGGCGGTGGAGTTTCTGCTGCAGGGAATGTGGCGGGCGGCGCAGGTGGGGCCGGTGCGCAACCGGGGGGTGGCGGCGGTGGCGGGGGCGCAACCCGAGAAAACTACAACTCCGGCGCAGGCGGCTCCGGCGGGAATGGCCGTGTTGTTGTGTATTCATGGTGATGCAAATGCGCTACGCGATCGTTGAGGGCGGAACCGTCGCAAATGTCGCGGTCGCAGATGCGCCCCTCGCGCATAACTGGATCGCTTCAAGTGTCGCGCAGATCGGCTGGCGGTTCGACGGGACTTCGTTTGATCCCCCCGAGCGCCAGGCCGCCATTCCAGATGTCGTCTCGATGCGCCAAGCGCGGCTCGCCCTGCTCGCCGCCGGACTACTCGACAGCGTGGAGGCGGCAATCGCTGCCGCGCCGCCGGCGGCGCGCATCGAGTGGGAATACGCGGCCGATGTCCGCCGCGATTACGGCCTGGTGCTCATGCTCGCCGCGGCGCTCGGGCTGACAGAGCAACAGCTCGACGACCTGTTCGTGACTGCCGCGAGCCTGTAAATGGCGATCCTGACTGGGTCCGGGGCAATCGGCACACTGCCGATCGGCGCGGCCGCGATCGGCGCTGGGAAATCGCAGACTGCATCCATCCTTGACGCAGCAGCCGGCTCGTTCACGCTCTTCGGCGCCGCCGCCACGCTGAATTTCACCCGCTTGGTCACCGCGAGCGCGGGTAGCTTCGTACTGACGGGCGCCGCTGCGACGCTTCTCAACGACCGCGTTCTGTCCGCCGATGCTGGCGCGTTGGCAGTCAGTGGGCAGGCCGCGACACTGCTCGGTGATCGGATACTCAACGCCGCAGGCGGGTCGCTCGCGCTCTCGGGCGCGGTAGCAGTGCTACTGGGCGCCCGGCGGCTCGACGCATCGGCTGGCGCAATCTCGATCGCAGGCTCCGCTGCGGCAACGCTGCGCGGTTTCACCGCGGTCGCCACCTCGGGGACGCTTGCGATCGTCGGGCAGACGGCGACCACGCTTGCCACGCGCGCTCTGACGCTCAACGCCGGCTCGGTCGCAATTTCGGGCCAGGCCGCGGCGACGCTGCGCGCAGCGATCCTGTCGACCGATGCCGGGGCCTACGCGGTCACCGGCAGCGAGACCACGCTCCCCGGCAAACTGCTCGCCGAGGCAGGGGCGCTGTCGGTCAACGGCCAGGCTACGATCCTGGCCGCCGGTCGGGCACTGTCCGCCAACGGGGGTTCGTTCAACGCGACCGGGCAACCCGCGACGACGATCGCTGGCCGGGTGCTGCCGGCCGACGGCGGCTCGATCAGTCTGTCTGGCGCCGCGGCCTCGCTCCAGCGGGTTCGCACGCTTAATGCGTCAGCGGGCCAGACGACCGTCTCCGGGGGCGCCGCATCCTTCGCGGTGGCGAGGATGGTCAACGCCGCCTCGGGCGCCTACGCAAGCGTCGGCGGCGACGCCGGTCTGTTCGTCCGCCGCCTGCTCGATGCCTTGGGCGGGGCGGGTGCGATCGGCGGCCAGGCGGCGGGCACGACCTACGCCCGCCGCCTGGAAGCAAACGGCGGATCGCTTCAGATTGGCGGCCTTCCCGCCGGGATGTGGCGCATCGTCATTTTTCCGGTCGGGGCTGGCGGGTACGGAGCGCAGGGCTTTTACGCCAGCGCGAGCTTGCTGCTGACCATCATCACGCCCGGCGAGAACGTGATGCTTTCGACAGCTGACCGCCCGATGGTTGCTCGGCCAGACGCGCCGATGTCTAAGCTTCCGCCGGATCCAATGGTCGCCAGACCTCAACCGCAAATGACCTCGATTGACGATTTGGAGATGGTCCGATGATCCTCGCCTACTACGACAAGCAGCCCGGTGAAATCTGCGATTACGACGTAGATTTTGCAGAGTTTTTGCGCGATGGCGAGTCAACGTCCAGCGCGACTGCAGCCACGGCAATCATCGGCGACACGGCTGCGAGCGACCTGCTCGTTGATTCAACCACGGTCTCTCCGGCCGCAGTTCGTGTCCGGCTTTCCGGTGGGACTGATGGCCGGCGGTACAAGTGCACGGTCACGACCACGACATCGAGCGGCCGGGTCGACCAGTCTGAGTTCGTCGTGCGTGTGGCGGAGGTCTGATGGACTGGCAGATGGCATTCAACGTCCTGTTCGGCGTGCTGGCTGCTGTCTTTGGATGGCTGGCCCGCACGATGTTCGACGCGGTGCGCGACTTGAAGGACGACCTCTCCAACCTTCGAGAGGAAATTGCGCGCGACCGAGTTCACCGTGATGACTTCAAAGAGGCCATCCGCGAGATCAAGGCAGGGCTCGAGCGGATCTACGACAAGCTCGATGGCAAGGCCGATAAAGGAGGCCCGGCGTGATCGAGCTGCTACCAGACTGGCGACAGATTCTGACGCGCGCCTGGTCCGTCCGATGGCTGATCGTTGCCGGCCTGTTGTCGGGCCTCGAGGTCGCGCTGCAGATCGCCCAGCCGGTGATCGAGCCGATCGTGCCGCGCGGGATGTTCAGTGCCCTGGCCGGGCTGGCCACGGCCGCCGCGCTGGTCGCGCGCGTGTTGGCGCAGTCCAATCTGCCGCCGAGCTCGTGATGCTTTGGCGCGGCTCGCCAGTGCAGGCGCCGCCGGCCCGCCGGTCTGTGGCCGCTCTTGCCCTGTCCGCCGCGGCGTTCGTGGGCATCGTGGCCCACGAGGGGTACTCCGAGCGGGCGGTCCCGCCGGTGCCCGGCGACGTGCCGACCTATGGGTTCGGGACCACCACCAGGCCGGACGGCCGACCGCTGCAGCACGGCGAGACCATCACGCCGACGAAGGCCGTCGAGCGGGCCCTGCAGGACGTGACCCGCTTCGAGGGGGCGCTCAAGCAGTGCGTCCTGGTGCCGTTGCACCAGCACGAGTACGACGCCTACATCAGCCTCGCCTACAACATCGGGTCCGGCGCCTTCTGCGGCTCGACCCTCGTGCGCCGCCTCAACGCGAGCGACTACGCCGGCGCGTGCGCCGAGATCCGGCGCTGGGAAAATTTCCAGGGCAAGCCGCTGCGCGGCCTGACGCTGCGCCGCGAGCGCGAGTACCGCCAGTGCATGGGGGAGGCCGAGTGATCGCCACCCACGTCGCCGCGGGCCTTGCCGGAGCCGCGCTCGCCGCGGTCGCGTCCTGGAACATCCAGGCGTGGCGCTACGACGGGCAGATTGCCGAGCGCGAGCACCAGATCGCCCAGGCGGCCCAAGCCGCCGAGGCAGCCGCAAGGCGCAGAGAGAGGGAGCTACAGACCTATGCCGACCAGATATCGCAGGACGCGGCTCGCCGCCAGACCGTTCTGGCTGCTCGCGTGGCTACCACTGATCGCGTCGCTGGCCAGCTGCGCGACGACATCGCCCGCCTCAACGCCCGTCCAGCCCCCGCGGATCCCGCAGCCGCCCGCGTCGCTGTTGCAGCCGCCCGGGTGCGAGAGCTACTTGGAGCGTGCGCAGAGGAATATCGAGGCGTGGCGGTCGCGGCTGACGGACTCCGAGACCAGGTGATCGGGCTGCAGCGCTTCGCCTCGTCGGTCGCTACGGAGTGAGGGCAGGGCGGCGAGGCGCCCTGCCCAGCCGGCCGGGTCCTCGCGGTACCAGGGCGCGATCTGCTCGAGCAAGCGCTCGAATTCTCCGCGCGGCAGCTCGCTCGCGGCCTGAGCCAGTGCGTGATCGAGAATGTCCATGCGGCCAGCGTAGCGATCTGCCGGAAGCGGATATTGACCGATCGGCCTACGACTGATGGGCGATGAGCCTGTGCGTCGGATGCCGTTCGACCCGCAGGAGCCACAACTCCCACGCTTGCGCGCCTGGCCGGCGCTCGCCAGACTCCCACGCGGCCCACTGCCGCCATCCAGACAGGCCTGCCGCAACTGCGGCCTCGGCCTGCGTCATCCCGGCAGCCTCGCGCGCCGCCCGGATCTCGTCCGGCGACGGGGCGGGCAGGGCGGAGCGCCAGGTGCTGCGGTTCGGGTGGGCGGTCACTGGTCGACCTGTTCGATGATCCAGTCGCCGATCGTGCCGGCCGTGCTGTTGCCGTCCGAGTCAACCCCGTCCACGCCATCGGCCACCATCGCGGCAAACGCTTCCTCGGCTGTCTTGCCCTCATAGACCCCAAAGTCGATGCCGGCCTTGCTGCTGATTTGGAACTTGCTCATCTCTATCTCCTGCCCCTGAGCCCCGAGGCGCGGCGCACTCGGATGTCGAGCGCATGAGTGTCACTGTATATGCGCAATGCGCAGGCGTCAAGCTGTCCAATACTCGCCGCCGCAGCGCGATCTCTCCGAGGTTAATCCGGCGCTTCGAACCCCGTCCAGTATTGGACAGCCCGCGCGATTTTCCTCGTCAATTCAACGGCTTGCGCTCGATTTCTGAGCGCATGACCGAATACATCGTAATCGGCCGAAACCCTTGCCAGCACTGCGTTTCGATGAGTTCGTCCAACTGGACGCCAGCACCTGTCCAATACTCAGGTCTTCCGGCGGGCCTTTTTCGCGCCCGCGTAGGTCGGCGGCGTGACCGTCTTCGGCGTCTTGTCGCGCAGGTAGATCTCCGTCGTCCTGGCCGACTTGTGGCCGAGCAGGGCGGTCGCATCCAGGCCTTGTGCGTGCGCCTCGGTGGCTGCCAGCGCGCGCAGATCGTGCGGCCGGACGTTCTCGACGCCGGCTCGTGCCGCCGCGAGCTTGAACTCGCGCCAGGTGTTCGCGTGGTTCAGCGCCTTGCCGCCGCGCGTCGCGTACAGCGTGAGCCCGGCGACCGGCCCGGCGAGCGACTTCGCGCGCTCGACCACGGCCCGCAGCTCAGGCGTCCATGCGACCACCAGCTCGGTGCCGGTCTTCTGCTGCCGGAACCGGATGCCGCCGTCCTCGAGCTGCGCGCGCTGGATCGACAGCACGTCGCCGATCCGCTGGCCTGTCAGCCGGCACAGATCCATGATTGTCTGCAGGCGCGGCGAGGCCTGCGCGTAGATGGCGTCGTACTCTCCCCGTGCGATCAGCCGATCGCGGCGCAGCGGCGGCGGGCGCCTGGCCGCGACACACGGATTCACCGGCACGATGTCGCGCTCGCACGCCCAGGCGAAAACCGCCTTGAGCACCCCGAGCAGGCGCTGCGCAGTCGCCGGCGAGTCTCGGTAGGCGTCGAGCATCTTGACGACGTCCGATGTCCTCACGTCATGCGGCGCGAACTCGGCGAAGCCTTCGGACAGCAGGCGAGCCGCGTAGAGGTACTGCGTCACCGTCGCCGGGGCCTTGTTCTCGATGATCGTCGGCATGGCGCGGTCGATCAGCTTCGCCATGCTCTCGTCCGGCATCGCGATGATCCTCGCGTACTCGGCGAGCGCAGTCTGCAGGTCGGCCCCGAGCCTGCGCCACTCGCCCGCCTTGACGTAGTAGTAGGCGCCATGCCGGTGGTAGACGCACGCCGGCAGGTGCCGATCAGCTTTGCGCGGCTTCACGGATCGGGAACCTCAACTGAGGCCTGCCGTGACGTTGCGGCACGACCTCGTGGTGGCCGAGCGCGACCTGCACGGCCGAGCGCAGCACCGCCACGCTGCCGTCTCTGCGCAGCCGGAAAGGAATTCCCATCGCGAGCAGCTCGGCGCGCTGCGCTGCCGGCCGTACTTTGCCGGTCAGCTCGGCGATCTCATCGGGCGACAGCAGCATCATCTCGCACCCTCACCGTGACCCTCTGAATGCACGGCCGCTTGATCGGCGGCACGATCCACCACGCCCGCCAGTCCGGCGCCTGCTCTGCCGCTTCTCGCCTGGCGCACGTCCGGCACTCGTCGGCCTGGTCGCCTTTGCAGCGGGCGATGTCGCGGGGCTGGGTCATTTCGACCTCGCCCTGATTGCCCGCGCGCAGTCCGCAGGCGAGAACCCGTCCACCTTTCCGCCGCCCCAGACGCGCAGCCACTTCTGCCGCTCGATCGCATCGCACGCCCGTGCGCACGCCTCCCTCTCAGACGCCCGCGCCTTGCGCTCGATCTCGCGCGCGACCGACACCAGCGCAACGTGATCGGGCCAGTCGTCACGGCGGGCGCGGAACATCTCGAGGATTTCGGTGTTGGTCATGCGCCTTCTCCCGTCGCCTTCGCGATCTCCGCTGCCGCGCGGACGATGGCGCGGCGGGTGGCGGCGTAGGGGTCAGCTTCATGCGGTTCAACAACTTTCGGCGGCTCAAACGGCCACGAAACACGGGTGTATTTCCCGTGAAGATCGATGAATAGTTGCAACTTCACCGCCAGCCGCAGCGCATCGCCGTCATCGGTGAGTGGGTTCCAGTACCCGCACTTGTTTGCCCACGGTCTGCCCCATTGAGCGTTATCGAAGTCGAGCGTCAACCCGATGGCCTTCGCAGCCGCTTCCAGCAGTTCACGATCAGTCATGCGCCTTCTCCCGTCGCCTTCGCGATTGCTGATTTGGCGGCCTTGTGCAGCGGGTAAATGACACCGTCGCCGTGCGCGCTGGCGTGGTGATCCCACAGGGCGACGATGCCGCGCAGGGCGTCGAGGAGGTCCGGTGCCGCTGCGATCAGGCGGGCGTTGTCTTTGGCTTCGGATACGCCGATGACGTAACTGCCGTCGCATCCGTAGACGGCGCTTTCGTGGCACCAAGCGACAGATACCGTGTGCGGGCCAAGCACTTTCTGATCGACTGCGGTCCACGGTCCGGGTGTCGGGTTAGTCATGGTTCCTCTCCCGCAAAAGGTTGCAGTCACCGTTGCAGCAGTCGTCCTTCGTCGCATGGCGTTCCAGCCAGCGGGCACCGGCGATGACCATGTCGCGCACCTTGTGCTCGCCGATGGCGATGACCCCGAGATCCGACGAGATGACGAACCGCCCGTCCTTGTCCTCGCCGAAGGCGATATAGTCTTTCACGCTCATGGGCGCACCTCCTCGGGTGTGTCGATCCAGTCGGTCAACTCGCTGCTGGGCGGGTGGGCGTAGAGCGGTACCGGACGCGGGTCATCGGCAGGCTTCGCAAACGACAGAAGGTCCGACCCGTCGTCGCTCATCGACATCCACGCCACCGGCTCGGCCTCCTGCTCGGCCAGCGCGGCGCGGAGTTGCGACATCTCCCACAGGATCTCGGTGTCGCCCGTGTTCTCCCACGCCTCCAGCGCCGCCTGCGCGGCTTCTCTCAGTCGGTCAAGCTTGTCAGTCATGATTCTTCCTCCGCAGGGCTTCTTCGATGGCGCGGGCAAGGTCAAGCACGAGTCGCCCGTCATATGCGAGGTCCTTGATCTCCTCGTCCGTCAGCCCCCGCCACTCGCGGCGGGGCGGGTGGGCGAACAGCAGAATCTTCTGGTCAGGGTGTTGGTCGCAGAACCTTTCCAGTCTCTCGTGACCGTTGACCTCAAACTCGTACTCGTCGCGCTCGTTTCCGAACATCGCGCCTGTGTGGAGCAGGGCCACCGGCTCGTCTGGCATCGACGGTTGTGGAGTCTGAAACGTCATTCGGGACTCCTCTACGGACTTCCCGAAACAGACTTCGGGAACATCCTCCTGCTCGGCCAGCGCGGCGCGGAGTTGCTCTGCTGTATCGAACGCTCCGAGCATTCGCGGGTGAGGCTGCGCTTCGATCCAGTCCAGCGCCGCCTGCGCGGCATTCCTGAGTCCGCCGCTCTCGCTGCTCTCGCGCATCACCCGCGCCAGCCGATCCGCAGCCGCGTCGATCGCTCCGATGGCATAGGCGTACACGTCGACGTCGAACTGCGCGTCTTCGTCGAGGCGCCCGTCGCCGTCGGTATTGCAGTCGATCAGCACCTGGCGATCC